TGTGATGCGTGGCTGTGAACTTTTGTAAGTCTATCTAGTTCACGATTAAAGCCAATAAAAAATGGATCCTTAAAAAGATCCAATGTATATGATGTTACCATTTTATTCCTCCTTCAAGCGAATAAGTTAATTTATAGGACCCCTTAAGGGCATCCTATAATAATTATATCATAATTTTTAATCGTTTGGAATATCTGGGATATCCATTTCAATTAGCCCTTTTTCTTTAGCTATCTTATGGCCTTCTGGCGAAAGGTGAATTGTGGCCTCAAGATTCTCATCGTACTCAATCTCTACTAGGCCAGCTTCATACAGTTCTAGAAGAGACTTATCAACATATTCAATATGAGATTGCCATAGCTCTGGTGCAAGCTCCTTTGCATCTTCGCTTATTGAAAATATCATTTCTCCGCTTTCGTCTACACCTTCAAGAACTACAGCGCCAATTTCTAGATAATATGCCAACTTAGCATCATCATCATCATATTCATCTTCGTACATATTATCTCCTTTGTGCAACAGGTAGGACTTGAACCTACGATAGCCGAATTATGAGTTCGGGGCCTTAACCAACTTGGCTACTGTTGCCAAGTGTCTATTGTAACGTGCCATCTTCATTTTTGTCAATGCTTGTTTCAACTAATTGCTGTACATATTCTGAAAAATGTTTGCGAATATTGCCCATTGGTCTAGTGCCAGATGCTAGCCATATTCTTTTATATTCAATTACATTAGCAAATGTAGTTGGACACAAAACAGTTCCATTATATTCTTTTAACACTGTTGGAAGCGGTACGTGCTTTCCGCAACACTTACATTCTTTAGCTCTTTCTTGATAGATACTCATACTATTTCCATTCCGTCTAATACATCTGATAAGTCTTTAGGCATACGTGGAGCCCTTATCATATTTGTAACTATTGTGTCTTTGTCTTCTTCCCTGTCCCACTTTAAAGAACTATATGTATGTATATCTATTTCTTCATTATTTTGTGGTCTGCTTCTGCTTATAGCATTGAATATAGATCCGCAAACTGCGTCAGCCAAGTCTTTGGATCCTTTTCTGGGGTGGTCAACTTTATCTCTCATAATTTTTAATTGCAATAATTCATCAATCAACAGCTTAACCGCTGGACCATTTAATCTTTCTTCTGCAACAACCATAGCCATATCATCGTAATGCTTTTTGGCCACAGATAATGTTTCTGTATTAATTCCGTATTGTTTTAATTGCTGCATCATATCATGAGAATTCCAACGGTCAAATGTACACACACGTATCTTGAAACCTTTTGTTCTAAGAGAAAGAATATAATCTTTTACCTCTGTAAAGTCTACAGATTTATCTGGTGTTGGAGTCCAATATCTTACAGCATCAACTTCTACAATTGGTGCTGGTTGCGAGTATGTATCAGTTACTTTTACATTTACCCACTTCTGAACATGCGCCATTGCAACAGCACAATGGTCATGCTTTTGTGCTAAGTCTACGTGTAAAAAATATTCTTTATCTGGATCTGGCGCAAACCAGTTTTCAAATCTTCCAAATTCATCTACGGCCAATGCCATATTGCTAAATGCTTTTTCAATCTTTTCACGAGACTTAAAGAATGCATCTATTGCCTCTGACGGCATGCAGGCAAATCTTCCTAGTGCATCTGGAGCATTTTTATAAAAAGCTACTTTAAAATCATCAATGCTTCTAGTAGGATTAATTTCCCATGTTGGCCTCTTTAAGGCATACATTCTAGGGTACTTGTAAGATAGAATATGATCTTCTTCCCATTCAATATCAAACTCGTTACCATCTGTTCCGTCTGGCAAAGAGTCGTCTAGTTTAAAATGGTGTGTTCTAATAACTACTTCCTTTTCCGCAACAACATCTTCGTATCTTTGCTGGATGTAATCATTTTTGTATCTTGGGAATGAAAGCAGAATAACCTTACCATAATCTGGAAAACGTGAGTCTACAGAAGCACGGTACATCTCATATATAGCGCTGCCAGTTTTAGCCTGCTCGTGACCAGTTGTATTTTCTGTAGCAAATCCTGAGATTTCGTCAAGGATGATTACGATGACGTTATATCCTTCCCAGGCCTCACGCTCTGAGTGACCTGAGTGCACTGTTATATTCTTATTAAATTTTATTTCAGAAGCTTTCTCAGTATACTTTCCAATAAACCAAGGTGACTTATCGATGCGTGTTCTAAATCCTTTAAAGAAAACATTGTTAGCCTGCTGTGCGTTAATAGCAATATTGATAATATCAATGCTATCCCCAGGAGGCTTACCATAATACTGTGCTGGATCTTTAAGGCACAATAGTAAATATACTATATATGCAACAGATATAGTTGAGCAGTAATCTTTTCCAGATCCCTTGCCTAGTTGAGCAACAACCTCGTTAGCTGTTTGCTTAAACATTCTTCTGCCTTCATCTTCGCCAAATAGCTTGACTAGGGTAGACTCTTTATACACCTGAGAACTTTTTTCAATAAGAGTATATTGGTATTCAGATAGTGGAGGTAGCCCAAGATAGTCTGGGCTAGTTACAAATGTTCTTAGATCGACTGGTCTTTCGTCAAACTCTTCGCCATCCAGTATGTCAATCAGATCATTAAAATTAAGATCCACTAGACTCCTCTTGATCAATTACAACTGGCTCAACAATTCCAGTTATTTGAGAAAGCCTCTTAGCAACTTCCATCTTGCACTTAGGGCATGTTGCAGTAACTTCTTTTAAAATCTTTACAAGAATATCTTGCTTTCTTTCTGTGTCAGCAATTTGTGTGGCTAGCTCTGCATTATCCAATAAGCCAATCTCTTGAAGCATACCAATTCTTTTGCCTTCAATATCGGCAATTAGCTTTAGTGCTCCAGACTTAACGCTTAGTTGTCCCGCCTGATCTGCATCTTCAACAGTTTTCCAAGCTTCCTTGATAAGCATTGCATAGTGTTGGTCTGCCCCTGAGATAGCCTCTTTAGCCCTATCACGGGCCGCTGTGTCGTTGTGTACTACACTCTTCCACTCATCTATCAACTCAACCACTTCGGCCCTCTTAAAACCTGTGAGGGTGGCAATCTGGGTAGGGTTGTTACCCTTAAGTAGTTCTGAGACCACTAAGTTCATACGATCAAAATGATCAGCTAATTCAATTTCAGACATATATAGAGTATACTCTTAGTCGACTAAAAAATCAACTTGATTTAGCTATTTTATATAGAATTAAGTAGCCAATTAAATCATCAATGTCATTGTCTCCAGCAAAGCCTTGGTTATTCTTTACTCTATTTAATTTATCATCAATGCGGACTTTTAATTGTTCTGTTGCATCTGTTGTTGAGAATATTCTAATTGGATTTAAAGCTGAGTCTCCGTATGAGATATTCTTGTCAATAAGCATATGAGCAATCTCATGGCATGCCTCCCATATTTTACTGCCAGATGGGGCACCTACGGAGTGTAAATATAGATCTGAACACTTAAATTCTGACACATCTTGAAATACTGGTCTTAACATTATCTTCTCCTTAGCAGGACATTTACAACATCATGCTCTTTAATTCTTTCAAATGTGGCCGCTTCCCCATTTAAAAATTCCATCGTATATTTATCATTTAATTCTATCAAAAACTCATCTGGTTGTCCAGACCCTAATTCAACAACCAATAAGGGGCAGTTACGAGCCTCTTCAGAAAATCCCTCAAATACAAATCTTTCATGTCCTTCAACATCTATCTTCATAAAATCAATTTTTCCAGTGTATGTTGAATCTAAGGTATCTGCATTTATCTCTTCTGTATAAAAATTACCATGCTGACCATGATTACCAGACTGATGTTCATGAACTATTCCAGATCCGCCAATATTTTCTTCCCAAATATTTAAAACCATCTTATCTTTTTTATTTGACAATGCTATATTAAATACATCAATCTGTCCAACATTAGAATAATCGTTTAAAATTGTAGCAACAGTATATGACTCACATAATCTTTCTATTGGTTCGAACGCCAGTACCCTGCCAGATACCCCAACCTTTCTTGCCATAACCTCTGTAAAATAAAATATGTTTGCGCCAATATCTAGACATGTCCAACCAGGCTGTATATTTTTGATCATCCATTCAGTAAGTTCCTTGTCCCAGTAGCCTTCATTTTTGCAGGTAGCTTGAACATACCTATCTGTTTTATCTCCAGTATATACATAAAAAGAATCCAAAACTTTGCTAAAAGTAATTGACTCAATATTTCTTGGCTCTATTCTCATCTTTTTTTAATCAATCCAAACTGCTCCAAGTACCTCTGTATAGTCATAGCAGATACCCCACACTCTTTACCTATTTCTGTAACTGTTTTCTTTTGAACCACATATCTTCTATACAGCCACTCTTTACTTTGATACATCTTCATCGTTCTGTTAAAACCTTGTTAGCATAATGAGCAATGCCGAATGCATCTGCTACGTCAAAATCTGTTAAGGATAGGTTGTACTTCTTATTAAAATAATCTACTGTTCTTTGCTTACGCATATTTCTTAGTTGAGTTTTATACCAAGAGTCTGCGTATCCTGGGTTCTTTACTCTGATAGCCTGCTTCTCATCCTTGGTAGGGTTTTTGTTTCCAATATAAGCCTGCCAAGAGCTTGGCGATATTGTTATAACGCTGGAGCCGCTAGCCATAAGCTCAGCAATAACTACTCCATAAACATATGATAATTTTATTACGGCATCAGGTGATCTGACAAGAATAGCTCCCTCTACTGCAATATAGTCACTCTTTAACTCATCAAGCATTGCGTGTGTATTTACTTTAGCATTATATATTTTTTCATAAATATCTGATCCAGTAAGATTTATCTTGCCCCACTTTAACGGTTGATCGTTTTCCATAAGACAGAATGCCACTGAGTTTGTAGATGCGTCTATTCCCAAAACTCTGTTTGCCTTAGTCTTTACAAGATCAGCTAATTTCATCTAGCATGCCCTTTATCTTAGATCTTTTAGTTATGTCTATCTTTTTTTGACATGAAGCACATAATGTAGTGTCGTTATATCTACTTAGCTGTGCACCACATTTTTTGCAACCACGGGCTGCACCATTTCTAATAGCTTTTTTCTCATAATACTTTTCCATAATTCTTCTATTAGTTGCAACACGGCAACACTCGTCAGAGCAATACTTTTGGTTGTGAGTCTTTGGCTCAAACTCTTTTCCATTTAAACACTCTTTATTGGCACAAATCATATCTTAGGAACCTTGTATGATTCTATTTGAACTGTTCCGATTAGGCCAGCATAACATTCTTTTTTAATGGGGCAGTATGTGCATGGCATTTTAGATTTTGATGCACCAACAGGTCTCATTGGAAGATCGCCTTCTTTAAAGTTATCCCAAACCTCGCACATCCATGTAAATGCTTCTTCGATAATCTCTGTGTTTTTTTCATTCATAGAAACTGGAATAACAATAAGCTCTTGTGTATTCTTATTTTCATAAAGAAAGAACCCTTCCTTGGCATTCTTAAGCTTCATATATGTAAGAAGTTGTAGTAGGTGATTGGTTGTAGGCTTCATTTCTGCCTGCCGTGCATCCCATACCTCCTGCTTTGCTGTTTTAATTTCACCAATAACAGTCTCTCCATCGTACTCCATAATCAAGTCAATAAAGCCACGAATAGGAGGATATTCGTTTACAATCTCTTCTTCTTCTGTTCTAAACTCTGGCATTGTAGCAATAAGTTTTTGAAGTCTTTCATGGGCTTGTGTGCCCTGAGCCATGTTAGCAACTGCTACCGCATCATTATCGTCAATAAACATTGCTCCGCTAAAAGCCATATACCAATATCTTGGGCATGTTCCATGACCATAACCCAGTGTGCTTGGGCTAAATGATTTCTTTGTCATCTCTCCGTCAGCACGTTTTGTATTTCGATATGACTCATCCATTAGCTGAGCAAATCTCTCTGGATCAAAATGCTTTCCTGTATGCTTTTTAAACTTAAGGTTCTTTACTATATCTCTACCCATTACGAATTATACCTAACGACATACTTGAGTGCATCTACAAGCTTGTCTATGGACTCCTTTGCTGAATAATAAATGTTCTTCTTGTTGTTATTTGTAGTTCCAGCTTTATCCTTAGCAATTGTAGAATAATATGATGCCATCATTGAAAATTTAGTAGACATTGCCTGAAGTTCAATAATTAAATAAGGAGCCTTTGCAGAAGGAACATCTGGATTCATTAACAGCTTCACAACAATAGCAAGAGCCTTGTCTAGCTGATCATCTCCCATATACTCATGAAGGTCGTTAAACTCAGTAATAGAGCTAATTAACTCTAGGGTATTCTTATCTTCCGCCATGTTTAGCCTTCTCTCTTTTATCTAGTTTATCTATAAACAAACCTAGGGGGTATCCAATTAAAAAACCTATTGCAATTCCTGCAATCAAAAACATTTCCATTAGATAAACCTCTGAACAATTCCATAGCCTATCCAAAGACCTACAATGCCCATTAGCCCAGCAAAGACTGGGGGAGCAGGGATTGGCAATCTAAATATACTAAATACCGCACCCACTGCAGTTCCGACTAGCGTAGTCATAAATATTTCTTTCATTTCTTTTCTTTCTTATGATTAACTATGTATGGACCAACTACTGACCTTACTGTGCCATCTTTACGAATCTTAATAATCATACCATTTCTAATTATGGTATCGTTAAACCTACGCTTGTTCGCCATTGTTGTCCTCCCAAAACTG